CACAGGCGGCAATGTATCTGCCACATTGATCACTGTGACCACAGCCAACATCACAGGCAATGTCAACAGTGGCAACGTCAACACTTCTGGACAAGTTGTTGCAACTGCCAACGTCACAGGCGGCAACATCATCACTTCTGGAATTGTTGCTGGTGCCAATTTAACAATGTCAGGTACAATCACTGCCACAGGTAATATTGTGGGAGGCAATATTACCACAGTTAATAATGTCTATGCTTTTGGAATCTTTGCAAACAACAGTATAACTTCTTACGGTAATATAGTTGGGGTCAATATGACCCTGAGTGGCAATTCTTCGGCCACTGGAAATATGTCCGGCGGCAACATCCTAACAGGTGGATTGATCTCCGCCACAGGAACAATCACTTCACCCAACACCATCACTGGTGGAAATCTGGTATCTACTGCCCAGATAAGTTCAGCAGGCAATATCACTGCTGCAGGTAATGTGACTGCCACTAATTTTATTGGAAATATACAAGGCAATCTCACAGCACCCGGGGCCAACACTCAGTTGATATTTAATCAGGCCGGAGTGTTTGGCGGAGCAGCTGGCCTGGTATTTGATTATACAGGCAATGCGCTCACTGTGGGCGGCAATATTGTTACACAAAACGGCGGCAGTCTACAAGTTGCTGGAGCTATAAGTGTAGCTGGCAATGTCACAGTTGGCACAGGTAACATCAACGGTGGAAACATACTTGGTTCTGTAATCAGTGCCTCAGGTAATATAACAGGTGGTAATCTATCAACTGGGGGAACCATAACAGCCACAGGTAATATTGTGGGTGGTAATCTGAGTGGTACCAGCATTGCGGGCACACTGACCACTGCGGCTCAAAACAATATTACATCAGTTGGTACACTGGGAGTGCTAACAGTCACTGGCAATGTCACAGGCGGCAACGTGCTCACAGGAGGATTGATTTCAGCAGGCGGCACAATTGTTGGTGTAGGTAACATCACAGGCGGCAACTTGCTCACCGGCGGCCTGGTTCAAGCAACTAGCAATGTGATAGGTGGTAATCTAAGCACAGCAGGACAAGTGGTGGCCACAGGCAATGTGACAGGTGGCAACGTGCTGGCGTCTAATTTGACTGCAACTCGAATAGTGTTTGCTGGCACCAATGGTTTGTTGTCTGACACCACTGGATTTGTGTACACTACAGGCAATTCCACATTGTCAGTGGCAAACATGGCCACTGGTATAGTCAGTGCCACCGGCAACGTGACCGTGGGCAACGTAATCACAGGCGGATTGATCACGGCCACAGGCAACATCACTGGTGGCAACCTAAATGCTGCAGGATTGAGTCTAAGCGGTAATGTGATCAGTGCTCTTAACATGACAACCAACATTACCACAACAGGTAATATCACTGCCAACAACATTGCTGTCACAACAGCCATAAATATTGCTGGCAAACAAGTGGCAACAGTAGACGATGCAACAGCATTGGCAATAGCATTAGGATAATAGAATGGCAAATACTTTTACAAGAAAACTCAGCAGATCAGTTGGAACTTCTGCTACCGAAATTGGCAGCTACACTGTGGGGGCTAGCACAACCACTGTGGTAGTTGGACTGTCAGTGACCAATCGAACAGGCAGTGCAATCACAGCCAATGTGTTTATTCAAGATTCAGCAGTGGCCAACACCTATGTGGTAGTAAATGCTCCAATCAGTTCAGGGTCAAGCCTGGTTGTGGGTGGTGGAGACCAAAAGCTGGTGCTGATCACTGGAGACAAAGTGTTTGTACAAAGCAGCGCAAGTTCAAGTCTTGATGCTATAATGAGCATAATGGAAATCACCTAATGAGTTATATTGGTCTTAACCCACAACAACAGTTGCTGAATACCAGCACTGAATTTTTCAGTGGTGATGCATCAACAATTCAATTCTTTCTTTCACGCAGTGTAGCGTCAGCCAGTGATCTTGATGTCATGATTGGCAACGTGGCACAGCGTCCGTTTGTGGACTATGTGGCACAGAACGTTTCCATGCAGTTTACGTCTGCTCCTGCGTTTGGTACCAACAACATCACAGTTACATTTAGAGCAGGTGCACTAAATTCACTGGATCTTACAGCCAATGCATTTGGTGCTGGCACAGTTGGTGAACCCTCAGTTTACAGCGTGGCAGCCAACAACACAGGTATCTACTGGCCCAACGCCACGACTTTGAGTGTGACTGTGGCCGGCAGTGACCGTGTGAAATTCAGCAGCAATGTCAATTCAACCAGCAATACCACAGGAGCACTAACTGTCACGGGTGGCGCAGGCATCACTGGCAACATCAATACCAGTGGCCTAGTGGCAATTACCAATGTGGTCAACAGTTCAAACATCAACACAGGTGCACTTACTGTGGCAGGCGGCACAGGCATTGTGGGCAATCTAAACGTTGGCGGCGACATCACTTGCGTGGGCGACTTTACTGTGAACGGCACATTTACCACAACAGGAGTGGATGCTCTGGTGGTAGAAGATCCGTTTATCTTTTTGGCCAATGCCAATCCAGGCGACAGTTTTGACACTGGCGTGATATCTCAGTACAACGACGGTGTGGTCACACGATACACAGGCTACTTCCGCGACATCACAGATGGCAAATATCGATTGTTTGGCAACTTGTTGACCAAACCTACCACAGTGGTTAACACTGGAGATGCAAGCTTTGAACTGGATGACTTGCTTTTGGCCAACCTTAGTGCTACAGGCAATGTTACTGGTGCGTTCTTTGTGGGCAACGGATCAGCACTCACTGGTATTGCCACAGATGTTACTCAAATTTTCAACGCCAACAGTCGAGTTGTAATTCCTTCGTCCAATGGCAACATTGTAAGCAACGTCAACAACGTTACCATAAGCATAATCAGCAGCACCGGACAAGCAATCACAGGAGCAATTGCAGCCACAGCCAACATCAGTGCTGCAGGCAACGTGATTGGAGGCAACGTCAGTGCTGTGGGTATAGTAACTGCTACAGGAAACATCACTAGTGCTGCCAACGTGTCAGGCGGCAACTTGCTCACAGGCGGCGGCATCACAGCCACAGCCAATGTCACAGGCGGCAACATCACCACAGCAGCACAGGTCACTGCTGGAGGCAACGTCACAGGTGGCAACATCAAAACTGCTGGCGTAGTCAGTGCCACAGGCGATGTATTTGGCAACAATTTTTCAGCCACAATTGCCATCAACGCTTCGGGCAACATAACCGGAGCCAATGTTGTGAGCACAGGCGCTGTCAGTGCTACTGGAGCTATCACTGGCGGTGGCACACTGTCGGTCACAGGCAATATCACAGGCGGCAACATCAGCACAGGTATTTTGAATCTGAGTGGCAACGTGGTTGGTGCAATCAACACAACAAGTGCTATCACTACCACTGCTAATATTGCAGGTGGTAACATTGTGTCCAGCGGATTGTTGCAAGGTGCAACGTTGAGTGCAACTGGTGCTGTCACATTCTCGGGAACCACAATTGCAATTGCAGTGGGCACAAGTCAAACAACAGGAACAATTACACTGGGCGGTACTAGCCAAACTGGCGTGATCACGATTGGCAGATCAACTGAAACACAGGAATTGATTCTAGCCAACGGTGTCACCGCATCTGGCAACCTCAAAACTATCAGCGTTGGTGAGTCAGGTGCTGCAGGATCCACTACCACAATTGCAGTAGGACCTGTTGCTGGAACAGGAACCGCAACGTTTAACACAGGCACCGCAGTGACCATTGCCAACACATCTGGCTCAGCCTTGAGTGTGGCTGGCAACGTCACTGGTGCCAATTTGCGAACTTCTGGTGTGACCATTGGTTCTAGTGCTATCACTGGCGTGGCAACACTGAGTGCCACAGGTACAATAACTGGCGGAAATTTAGCCACAGGTGGAACTGTTAGTGCCACAGGTACAATAACCGGTGGAAATTTGGCCACAGGTGGAACTGCTAGTGCCACAGGCAACGTTACTGGTGGCAACATTTTGACCACAGGATTGATCAGTGCTGGTGGTTCAGTTGATGCCACAGGCAACGTTACTGGTGGCAATATCAGCACAGCTGGCTTGATCACTGCCACAGGCAACATCACTGCCACTGCCAACATTGCTGGTGGCAACATCTTGACTGCTAACCTGGTAAAAGGTGCCACAGTCAGTGCCACTGCCAACGTGATTGGTGCCAACATACAAGGTGGCACACTGAGTCTAAGCGGCAACGTGATCAGTGGTTTAAATATGACCACTCAGATCATCAGCACTGGCAATATTACAGGTGGTAACTTGATATCGTCTGCTGTGATTACTTCTGTTGGTAATATTATTGGTGGTAATTTGATTACGGGCGGATTAATTAGTGCAACTGGCAATATCACAGGTGGCAACTTGTCAGGCACCAGCATTGTGGGTACATTGACCACAGCAGCACAAACCAATATTACTTCGGTAGGTACACTTACAAGTTTAGCAGTCACAGGCAATATTACCAGTGGCAACCTGTCAGGTACCAGCATTGTGGGTACATTGACCACAGCAGCACAAACCAATATTACTTCAGTGGGTACACTCACTGCACTCAGTGTAACTGGCAACGTCACAGGCGGTAACCTGATCACTGCTGGCCTAGTAAGCCTAAGTTCAATTACCAAAACAGGCTCAAACGGCGTGGGCAATATTGGTGCAGCAGCCAGTGCATTCAACACAGTATTTGCCAAGGCCACATCAGCACAATACGCCGACTTGGCTGAAATGTACTGTGCTGACACAACATACGCACCAGGCACTGTGTTGAGCTTTGGCGGCACACAAGAAGTTACCATTAGCACACAGGCCAGCGACCCACGAGTTGCTGGCGTGGTTTCCACACATCCTGCACACTTGATGAATTCAACGCTGGACTGTGACTGTGCAGTGGCTCTGGCCCTGACAGGACGAGTACCTACCCAGGTCACAGGCACAGTACGCAAAGGCGACATGATGGTGAGTGCTGGCAACGGACATGCACAGGCCTGTGCCACACCTGTTATGGGCACAGTGATTGGCAAGGCACTGGAAGATTTTGACGGCAACGCTGGCACAATTGAAATTGTTGTTGGCAGAATGTAAGGAAAAAAATGGCTTATTTAGGTAATACACCGCAGATTGGACAGTATCGCAAAATGGATGCACTGTCGTTCAACGGGGCCACACAGACATTCAACATCACAGTGGGCGGTGTGAGTTTTACTCCACCTACTGCGTTATCCATGTTGGTAGTGCTCAATGGCGAACCGCAGAATCCCGGAGTGGATTTCAGTATCACGGCTGCAACCATCAGCTTTGCGGTGGCACCTGCTAACAACACGCCTTTCTTTGCACTGTTGTTTGGAGACACACTATATACTGGCACACCAAGCGATGCCACAGTGATCAACAGCAAAATTGCCGATGGCGCAATCAGCTACAACAAGTTTGACACCAATACCCAGTCCCGCTTGACAGCAAATCAAATCATATTTGGAGTTTAATAAATGGCACGACAACGACTATACGACTACGTATTCACACCAGGCACAGCAGGGGTTGGCACAATCAAAGTACCTGGGCGTTATGCCTTGTCAGATTTTTTGGCCATTTACAATACCACAGTAAACGTCAATATCTACAATTTTGGTGATCCTACACTAGGCGGCACAGTGAGTTACACAGCATCCGTCACTACGGATTTCCCCACAGCCTATGATGGTGTGACCACACTGACCCTGGACCTCAACACCAACACTCTAAGTGGCAGTGACAAACTGGCAGTCTATGTAGAAAATACAGATTTAGAAACAAGACCATGGCCGTTTGGTGAAGATGCAATTGGACGTCAGCGTGTGTCCAATCCGCAGGCCCTGATTGACGCTGACTTTGAATACGGCCTGCAAAATACCAAATGGCAAAATTTTTCAACCAACAACAACATTCCTGGATTCTACGACGACACAGGTGCTGACCTAAATATATCAACTAACGGCTATGTTTCTTTCTTGGCCGGTGACGATGTCATCACCAGCAACGTGGACACTGCAGTACGACTTAGCAATCCTGGAACACCCCAGTGGATTGCAAATGACTTTGCATTGATCATCAGCCAGTCATCAATGGATTCCTCTGCTGCATACATATCGACCAGTCTCACTGCCAACGTGCTGAGTCCGCAAGAACGTGAATTTTCAGTGGCCAGTTCCAATGATTTCAATGTGGGTGACCGTGTGGTAATTATTCCACGGCCCACTTCAGGTGGTACCACAGTGGCTACCAGTATCACTAGTACTGCTACAACCACAGTGGTAGTGGCCAATGCTGCTGCAGCAGGCATTGTGGATGGAACCTATGTGATTGTGGAGACTGACACTGCCGGCGTTTACGAGACCATGGCAGTGACCAACGTCAGCACCAACACTCTCACAGTGGTACGACAGACCAACAACTCCAACGACGCAGACGCCAACATCACATCAGGTAATGATATTTTTGTAGTGTCCAACATTGAAATTGCAACCATTATTGAAATTCCTAATGCCACCACAATTGATCTCACACGTGGTTGGTACAATATTCCATCTGTGCCATCAGCAGCCACAGGCAGTATTATTCAAAGGCTCAGCGGAGATGTTGAATTGGTTCAGCACACTGCTATCAGCACTGCGGTCAACGGTGTTCAGACCATTAGTCGAAGCGCCTACGGAACCACTGCACTGACTGCAGCAGGAGCAGGATCTTTGTTTGTTCGCATGACTGGCGTTTACAACACCAGTGCTAATTCTGCGCTACCAATTGTGGGTGTTAATGCTCTGGATCATGGCGTGCCTGAATTTGGTTATGTAAATTCTATTAATCTAGAACAAAGCCAAGCCGAAGGGGTGAGTGTGGTCACTGACCAAGGCTACAACATCAACAACTTTGCATTTATCCCTTACAGTCCTGTGACAGCACCAGCAGTGGGATTTCCGCTAAATCGCGATGACACCATACTGCGTCAGGCCTATACATTTACCGGTGCTGATCTTGATATTTTGAGCATTGCTGGCAACGGATCTAATCCTGCTACCATCACAGTGACCACACGATATGCACACGGCCTGGTGCCAGGCACCACAATCATTGCCAACTTGACCTCAGGAACCAATTATGCCTACGGCACAGGCAGTTTCTTTGTGCTGAGTGTGCCCAGCACCAGTTCATTCACCTACACAGCCAAATCAGGCGCTGCAGTGTCAGGTGCATTGACGGGTGTGATCAATGTGCGTTCCAGTGCTGTGTTCTTGCCAAGACCATTTGATGGTGGTGTTATCATGAGTTCAGGAGCACCCACACGCGGTGCCAGTGCAATTCGTCAGACCAAAAAATACTTTCGCTATCAGTCAGGCAAAGGCCTGTTGTTTACATCTGGTACCATGCTCAAACCCACATTTGACATTGTGGCTATTTCAGCAACTGGAACTGCAGTCAACAGTGACATCACAGTTGAGACTGATATTGAACACGGATTGAACCCCGGTGCAGTGATAGAATTGTCAGGAATCAATTCCACAGGTTACAATTTTTCTGACTATGTGGTGTCCAGCATTGTGAGTGATGTGTCATTCATAGTAGAAGCACAAGCCACATTAGAAACTACCACACCTGACCTGGCACCCCAGCCCCGAGTCAATGTAGAATCATGGCACGGTGCCAGTGTGCGAGCCGGTATATTTGATGATCAAAACGGCCTGTTCTGGGAATGTGACGGCCAAAACATCAACGTGGTACAGCGCAGCAGCACATTTCAAGTTGCTGGCCAGGTCAGCGTAGGCGCAGGTTCTAACCTTGTGGTTGGCGACGATGTGAGTCGTTTCCAAGAACAGCTCAACAACGGCGACCAAGTGATCATTCGCGGAATGACGCACACAGTCACAGGTATCATTAGCGAAAAGCGTATGACCGTGGTTCCCACTTATCGCGGCGTGTCCAATGAACTTGGTATAAAAATGTGTCTACGGCAGGAAATACGAGTACGTCAATCAGACTTCAACATTGATGTGTTAGATGGCACAGGACCCAGTGGATACACTCTGGATTCAGGACGTATGCAGATGTTGGGTATTGAATACTCATGGTACGGTGCTGGTTATGCACAATGGATGATTCGTGGCCAACGCGGCGAAATGATTCCGTGCCATCGTCGTCCCAACAACAACATCAACTACGAAGCCTACATGCGTTCGGGTAACTTGCCAGCAAGATACGAGGCCATCAATGAGACTCCGGTTGTGGGCCTGGCCGCCGCAATCAACGACAACGTGACCAGCATTGTGCTGACTGACGCCACAGACTATCCCAACGCCAGTGTAGACTATCCTGTGTTTGTGATGATTGACAGCGAAATCATCAAGTACTCTGGCAAAACTGTTAACACCTTGACAGGTTGTACACGGGCTGCAACATTCACTCAGTGGATTCAGGGACAAAACCGTTCATTTACCAGTTCAGCTGCGGCCAGTCATGCGGTCAACACCGGTGTGATCTTGATCTCCAATACCTGTACTCCAGTGGTCAATCACTGGGGTAGTAGTGTAATCATGGACGGCGGATTTGATGAAGATGCTGCTTTCCAGTATACCTACAACAGAACCAACTTTGGTTTGCCAGCCACTGTTGGTGAAAAAGAACTGGTGTTTGCCATGAGATTGGCTCCCAGCGTCAGCAACGGTATCATTGGTAATTTGGGCGATCGCGACCTGATCAACCGCTCACAGTTGAGTCTTGTGAGTCTCAACGTGCAGGGCACAGGGGGACGTTATCTTGTGGAAGGCATCTTGAATCCCAACAACATTGATAGTGCCAACACCAGTTGGCAAGGACTGAACAACGCCGGCGGCGGGTTCCAGCCCAGTTTCAGTCAGTTTACTGTGGCTCCCACCTACGATGGCAACACCACTGGCGGTGTCACAGGTGCTCCTCTGAACACCGCAGGCGGCTTTTCAAGATCTGGTGTCAAAACAACTACTTCAAAATCCAAAACTTTTGCAAACTTGGTTCCAGTAGTGGTGTCGTCAGCCACAGGTGCCAATGCGGTGTTGACTGTACAACTAACTGGTCCAGGAACCACATACAGCAACGTTACCACTGCTATCACAGTTCAGAACGCAGGCACAGGATACGCAGTGGGCGACACACTAAAAATCTTGGGCAACGTGATTGGTGGCAGCACACCCACCAATGACTTGGCATTGGCAGTGTTGACAGTGACTACTGAAATTGCAGGCGGAGAAAGACTGTTTGCCATCCCAATTGATGCCAGCACCGGTGGCGTATTGGATCTAAGCTCGGTCAAACAGATTGGTACCAGTGCCATTCCTGGAGCAGGAACATATCCCAACGGTCCTGAAGTGTTGGCTGTGCAAATCACAGCATTGACCACACAAACAACACCAACTGGTGACGTGCAGTTGAGCTTTAGAGAAAGCCAGGCCTAAAATTACAAAAGATCCTGTTCCACACGCAGGATTTTTTGTTGCACAGCATCAATGTTGATGGTGTTCCATAGACCCGGATGCATGGGCCGTGGCCATGTTCCAGCATCAATCCAGGCATAGCCCAGATGTTCGTGATTGAGTCTGGGCGTAAACTCTGTGCTTAGTACACATACCCAGGTATGATATTCAAATGCTCCGTCAGGCGCTGTAAATTTTTCTAGAGGAATCAATCGCAAGTAGGTGGGAAAGCTACCCAGTTCTTCTATACATTCACGTTCCATACCGCCCAGCAAGGTCTCGCCAGTTTCTAGCTTGCCACCAGGCAGTCCCCAAGCACCAGGATGCTTGGAGTCATTGCGTAACAGATAAAGATAGCGACCAGTGTCCAGACTTCGAAACCAAACACCCACGGCTTTTAAAGCACTAGACTCCATGTGCCTCCGGGATAGACCCCTTGATAACTTTTGACCCATCCTGATCCGGTCCACTCGTATTGAACACCCGTGGTGATATTGGTCACATACTGACCTGAATTGGCACCAGCAGCCCTAAACACCACCTGCCAGTAGCTGTTGGCGTACTCAATAATATCATTGGCATCAGCTACCAATGGACGTCCATTGGCTCCCAACCAGGCCACCGGATTAAACTCGTTGTTTTGATCGCCAGTGTCTTCTACCAGGAGGTATCGTTGTCCTTCCACAGCAGAATCCAAGCCTTCTTGTGGTCCACTCACTAGTGGATCGATCACAGCGTCTACAGGTGCTAGAGTGTTTTGTGGCAAGGTGTCCACGTCAGGATTAAAAATTACAAAACGATCGTCACTGGGATCTAGTGCAATGGTTCCAATCACTTCGGTGCCGTTTTCTTGCTCAAGCCGTAGTTGACTCACACCAGGTCTTAGTGTGCCATACATGTCAATCACAGCAGGCCACAACAGGTTGCTGTCAGAAACCACAGCATTAGGGTCAAGTGAGTCATTGGCTTCGACTGATGCAAGCGCGGGCTGCAGACATTGAATCTTGTTGCCCACGACCACAAGTCCGTAGTTGAAAGGAGTGATACGTTGTCTAGTACCCAGCAACAGATCATTGTTGGTTACAGCTTCATTTAGGTCGCCCTGAGCATCATACATGGAAGCAATCACACGCTCTACCACACCTAGTTTCTTGACCTTGGCAGGGGAACTGATCCAGATAGGCAAGTTGAACTTGAGAGTGGCGATGTCAATGGTGTCCTGAGCACCCATTGGGATAGTCCTGGAAGTCCACACAGATGATTCTAGTTCTACTATGCTGAGACTGGTCCAGTCAATGTAGTTGTCTGTGCTTTGAATTTCTAAACTGGGGTTGAACAAGGTCAACATTTGTTCCAGAATCTGAAACTTTTGATTGGTGTTGGAAGTCCAGATATCTAGAGTAATGCCCAGTTTGTAGGGCACAGGCATCAGCCTTTCAATGGTAAAAGCATTGCCTTGTGTGGTTTCATACGTTTCTGTAGACTCATCATAGGTGCGTTGACGCACACCAATCTTGCTCACAAACGTTGGATCCTGCATTCTAGGACGGTCGTAGTCCAGGCCAGAAACATAAAATGTCATTAGTGGACTGGCCGGCATGGAGTTACGACTGTTTTCCTGAATGATGACTTGTGCGTTACGACTGGCATCACCGTAGCGAACAGGCACACGAAGCAATGCAGCGTTTTCGCTGTTTTCTTCTCGCCCATACTCTACCTGGAAGTTGCTGCAGATTCTAGTAAACTGCAACAAAAACCGTCTTATCTGATTGTCATAAAAAAATTGTTGAATTTTGTTTCTCCTTAGCCGCCGTTGTCAGCTCGAGGTTTAAGTATTTCTGACAGACTCTGACGACTTGGAATTGTGCCGCGGTCTGTGGTTGTCACTGTGTCAGTGTTATTTACAAAGCCGCTGCGTTGGGTCTTGTTATTTGGCCCATTGTTGAGATCAGTTCGTACACCATCTTCAATTTTGACCCACACTCGACCATCATAACGGAACAAACGATTGGGTTTGTAGTCTAGACGAAGTACATAATCCCCACTGACTGGATTCAATGGAAAAGCAATACCTGTGGTGACCGGAAGTCCATTGGGAACAGCATCACCAGTCAGGTAACCTCTAGTGTAACCAGGGCTGTTGGGAGTCACGGACATGCCGCCTTGTGTGCCGTCCACAGTCACGTCTGAATCATCACCAGTTAAACTTGTGGGGTTGGCAGGAGCACCGTTGATAGTGGGCTCTATATAGAACTTCTGAGTGTCGTAGCCTGACAACGGAACTTCAATATCGGCTTGTGTAAGGATAGCATCGTTGATCTCTTGATCTTTGGGCCTGGTAGTAAACACATCGCTTTCGGTTGGCGGAGTGTACGAAGTCCAAAATGTAGAATTAGTTATGGCAGTACCAGCAGGCACGTTTTGAACGGCTCGATAGTACACATCACCCTGGTTCACAATGCTGTTCAAGGGGTAGAAGTTGCCATCATCCCAGATGTTTTCACTCACAACAGGTGCTTTCAATATGTCTTTGACTTCTTGTGCATTGGTCATTGGCGTGGCTTTGACTCGCCAGGTGTGCGGTTGCCAAGTTTGGGCAAAGCCCTCGCTTGCAAAAGCAGCGTCTTGAATCATGTAGTACTTGGGCAAAGGCACAGGAATTGCAGTGTTCAAGGGATTGTAGTCCTTGAGATTGGGCACTTCCAGCACATCACCGTTCATGAGCTTGCGACCAAAAGTGTCAATCATGTCATTGTAGTGAAATGTAATAAACAAGGTATCATTGTTGAGAAACAGGCCAAACTGTGACAGGTCAAAATCCACGTCTTGTGTTTGGTAAACACCCCGCATGACATACACATCTTGATCATAGATTCTGTCACGGTTTTCCAACAACAGCAAGTCTTGAATGTTTAGTGGGCTAAGTTCATCATATATAGGTTGTGTGGCATCGTAGTTGCCGCTGACGGCAGAATCTTCACCACCTGTTTGTGGTCCAAGATATTTGTGTACAAAAAGATCCAGGCCACCCACAGTGTACATTTCACTGATGGTACGATCCATGAATTGATAATCTCTTGTGCGGTTAGGGCGGTAAAGTGACAGGCGTGGCATAGTCGAGTATTTATGGGCAGGTTGACCAATAATTCCTAATCTGCTATAATTACTAATATGATTAAAGGAGCCACCGTGAAATCTGCTGTAGCAAACAAACCCGTAAAACCGCTAAATCCACGTAGTGCAGACACCAATGTCATGGGGCAAGAGCCTGCTTGGCGCGAACAGCCCATCAGCAATAGGACCAGTCAACTGACTGCTGCTTTTTCCTGGTACAATTACTTTTACGGCAAAAAAGATGCTCGTGACATGATTGTTAACTATCTGGAACTGCATGGACGCAAAGCCGATGTTCGCGCTCTCAAAGGCGTGCCTGATTCAGACATTCGACTAACTGCAGGATGGCTGTGCAGGATGAGCATGGTGGGCCTGGACTTGTCAGATCACGAACAAATCAAGCTAGACAACATGCTGGCACAACTGGTTGCAGTCAAACAACAAGAAGTCACAACAGAGTCCGCAGAACCTGTGGCAGCACGACTGACCATTCAGGATCGCCTGCGTGAAAAAGTAAGCGAGTGTGCCGGAGAACTGGACGGCATGTTTGATGAGTTTATCTTGGCCGGCGCCAAAATGAGTGCAGACTACAAGCCAATTATGCTGATTCGTGGCATGAATGTGGCACCACAAATGGTGAGCTTGCTGTCAGATATTTGGAAACGCAAGCAGGCCGAGTTTGAAGAAGTTGTCAAAGGCAAAGACGCACAACTGGTAGAAGGCTACGGATATCTCAGCAAAATACAACTGCGCAATGTGCTAAAGTTTTGCGAAACAGTGATCAACGACTGCGGCGCATATGTGCAGATTAAAAAGGTCGAACGCAAACCACGTGCAGTCAAAGCAGTGACGCCAGAAAAACGTGCAGCCAAGTTCAAGGTTGCAATGGAATTTGCTGATCTCAAACTCAAGGGATTGCCTGCTGCAAGCCTGGTAGAAAAAACAGAAGCCTGGCTGTATGACACCAAGAAACGCAAGCTGATACACATTGTGGCAGACTCGCATGCAGGATCGTTCACTGTAAAAAGCAATTCAATCATTGGATTCAGTGTGTCAGAGAGCATGCAAAAGACTGTGCGCAAACCCGCAGAAGTAGTCAAGGCCATGCAGGCCGCGGGCAAACCAGCTGCTAGGAAAATCTACAAAGATCTAACCACTACAGAAACAGGGTTCAACGGCCGCGGTACTGAAAACTTGGTAATCCTCAAGAGCTGGTAATGGCTAAATATAAGGAACGGAGTTCCTTATGAGTGAAAACACCCTGCCCCAGCTGAAACAAAACTTGATAGAATATGTCAAGCTTCAGCTGGGTGATCAGATCATTGATCTTGAAACTGATCCAGCACACTACGAAGCTGCATACCAAAAGACCATTGGCACTTACCGACAACGTGCGCAAAATGCATACGAAGAAGCCTATATCTTTATGGAGCTCATGCGTGATGTCAACATCTACACCTTGCCCCAAGAAGTAGTGCAGGTTCGACAGATTTTCCGCAGAACATTTGGTGACTCCACAGGCCCATTTGCCAGTAACTTTGATCCATTTGCTCAAGCATCCATCAACGTTTATCTCATGAACTTCAATGTAGCAGGTGGCCTTGCCACCTATGATTTCTACAGTCAGTATGTGGAACTGGCAGCCAGAATGTTTGGCGGGTTCATGAACTACACCTGGAACACTGTGACCAAGAAACTGCAGTTGATCCGTGATCCCAAAGGCACAGGAGAAAACGTGCTGCTGTGGACTTATCAGTTAAAACCTGAAGTTCAGTTGCTGCAAGACTATCAGATATCACAGTGGATTCGCGACTACATGGTGGCCAATACCAAGCTGATAATCGGCGAAGCACGTGAAAAGTTTTCGACCATAGCCGGACCACAAGGCGGCGGCACTCTCAACGGTTCAGCTATGAAAGCTGAAGGCCAGGCACAAATGGACGCCCTGATTGAACAACTCAAAATGTATGTGGACGGTTCACAACCACTAACTTGGGTAATTGGGTAATTGACACACAATTAAATTCCTGTTATACTACAGTATGGCAGACTTAATGATCGACTTAGAAGGACTTGCAACAGGTCCCGACACATGCATTTTAACTATTGCGGCTCAAAGCTTTGACCCGTTTGGGCACAGCTATTTGGGCAAATCCTACTATGCTAGGGTAACACTGGAAAGCCAACCAGATCGAGCAATTGATCAAGGAACGATTGAATGGTGGGCCACTCAACCGGCTGTGGTTAGAGACGAAGCGTTCAACGAAGAAGGGCGTATTTCTTTGGACCAAGCACTGGACGAACTAGGCCGACTAATTTGGCACTCTAATAGAATCTGGGCACAAGGTCCCACATACGACATGAACATTCTTGAGCATGCTTACAAAAGCTACACTAAACCCCTGCCTTGGAAATACTATCAGGTTCGAGACAGCCGTACAGTTTTTAGCTTGTGGCCAGATCAACCTATACCGCCTACCACTCACCACGCCTTGGAAGACTGCCGCAGGCAAATCGGCATGCTGCAACGTACTCTTGATCACCTTAATGTAACCTCACTCAAATGACACTACCTAAATTGCTCATCATTGGACACGGCCGTCATGGCAAAGACACTGTGTGCGAAATTTTGCGGGACCGCTACGGATTTCAATTCCAAAGCAGCTCAGAATTTTGTGCTCAAAAGTTTATCTATGACAAACTTAAACACAAATACGGGTATACCAGCTTTGAACAGTGTTATGCAGATCGCCACAATCATCGCAGCGAATGGTACGACATGATTCATGCCTATTGTGAGAATGATTATGCTCGACTAGGACGCGATATCTTTAGCGCCAATGACATCTACTGCGGGCTACGCAACAAAGCTGAATTTCATGCCATGCGCAACACAGGAGTTTTTGACCACTGCATCTGGGTAGATAGATCCGACCACCTGCCTCAGGAAGATCGCTCCAGTATGAATCTGGAGATTTGGATGGCTGACCACGTGATTGATAACAACGGAACCTTAGAAGATTTACATCGCAGTGTGTGTGAACTAATGGATCACCTGTTGACTCAACGCGAGCTATTAGACATCAGTTTCTAAATCGCCTCTACGCCAAGGCAGCTCACTTTTGGCTAATTCTATCTCGCAGTTTCGACAAACTGATTTGAGATTACGAATTTCAGTATTGGTAAGTCTACCATCCATGTGGTATACCAGCATTTGTGCTGAATATCTGCCTCTGAATCCACAACGGTCACATACCATTTTTTTCTTGTAGCCTGTTGCAGCCCAACTGGGCTCTCGCTTGGGCAAGCCTTTGTTTTTTCTAATGCAGTTTTCACATCTTGATCGATAGTGAGTCACATTGTCACGGCAATAATTAACAGCACAAGGTCTTTGCTGACAAGCAGGGCAAGTAGGTCGGTTCATATGGTATTTATAAGCAGGACCTTTGCCAAAGGGCACTGTAAGACACCGTTTTTATCAAATGCCTATAAATATCTACAACTTGAAAAGGAATCCATTATGGCTCTAATCTCTCCCGGCGTAGAAGTAATAGTAATTGACGAGAGTCAATACATCCCTTCTGCGGTCAACACAGTCCCTTATTTTATTGTGGCCACAGCGCAAAACAAAGTCAGTGCTGATGGTATCACAGTAGCAGCAGGCACCCTAGCAGCCAATGCCAACAAAACATATCTTATCACCAGTCAGCGTGATTTGGCAGCTACTTTTGGCGTGCCATTCTTCTACAACACCACAACTGGTACACCAATCAACGGCTACGAACTCAACGAATACGGCTTGTTGGCTGCTTACTCTGCTCTGGGTGTTAGCAATCGTGCTTATATTCAACGTGCTGACGTTGACCTTACTGAACTTACTGCTAGCCTGAGTCGTCCCACAGGAAACCCCAACAACAACACCTACTGGATCAATACGTTGACCACTACCTGGGGTATTTTTGAATGGAATCAGACCACCAACACATTTACCAATACAATACCATTGGTAATTACAGATTCTGCTGAAGTCGAAGGCGGCGACGGCTCAGATCCTGTTGCAGATAACACGCCATTAGAAACCATTGGCAGCATTGGTGATTACGCAGTGACTGCCATTGGTAACAGCATTTTTGGTTACTATAAAACTTACGACAACGCTTGGGTGCAAGTGGGCAGCAATGACTGGAAAACTGCTTGGCCCACAGTGACCAGTGCCAATGCTCCTACAACATTAACAGCAGCCAGCAACATACTGATCAACGGCAATATAGTTGCAGTGCCAGCTTCGCCCAACAACACAGTGGCCGGATTCGCTGCAGCTATCAACACTGCTGCTATTACAGGTGTAACTGCTAGAACAGTCGCAGGCGTTGGCAAGCTATTGATTGATGCAGATTCAACTGCTACCAATGACGGCAGCACTTTGGTAGGCAACGGAATTGTATCAATTCAAGCAGGTCCCAATGGTGGCTCTGCATTGTTAACTGCTCTGGGAATTGTTGCAAGAGAGTATGCAGCACCTGACTATTTTCCAGGATACAGTTATCAAAGTCCGCGTTGGAGAACCACCGACACAGACGGCGGTCGTCCAACTGGATCAGTTTGGCAAAATGTCAGCACTGCCAACAACGGACTAGATATCAGTGTTAATGTTTTTAACACTGGTTTAGATACATTCATTGAACAAAATTGCCCTGCGTATGCAGGTGATAAACAAGCAATTTATGGCCTAGATCCTTCAGGTGGCGGCCGAAATATTCCTGTAGGATCAACGTATGTGCAGTACAATTCAATCTCTCCTACAGTGTCTGGAGTAGTTGACACATTTTCTTTTCTAGTGCTTGAAAGATTTGCATTGGGAGCAACAGAAGTAACAGGTGATGTTACTTTTAGTTCAGCCACTGCAACTCCGTTCACAGTGGGAAATACATTCACTATTGATGGATCAGTTGCAGGATCAGAAACTACCAATGTTGCGTTAGCTACCATTGGCGGCACCGGAACTGTGGCTGATTTTATTACAGCAGTAAGTGCAGCAAATGTGCCATTTGTGTCTGCCAGATTGAATTCTGCTGGTAATATTGTGTTTGTACACAGTCAAGGTGGTAGAATTGTGCTAACTACAGGAACTGGTACTCCTATTACCACTGCTGGTTTTACTGATACTACACTAAAAGTACGCCGTCAAACCAGTACACAATTGCTGTTGAGCAATTGGGTCACTGAACCATTGTTTACCTACACAGCCAGTGCAGTAGAACCTGATCAAGATCCAGCTGATGGACGCTTATGGTACTACAGTTCAGTGAGTGATGCAGATATAATGATTCAAGACAACGGTACCTGGCAAGGTTATCAAAACGTCACCAACGATGTTCGTGGATTTGATCTAACAGAAACCAATGCCAGCGGTCCTATCATTGCTGCATCAGCACCAACCACACAAAACGACACAGCAGAGTCACCATTGGCATTTGGTGATTTGTGGATCGACACTAGTGATTTAGAAAATTATCCCAAACTGTATCGTTGGCAAGCAGTCAGCGGTGTCAACCAGTGGGTAGAAATTGATACCACAGACCAAGTGACTGAAAATGGTGTACTGTTTGCTGATGCACGTTGGGCACCCAACGGCACAACAGACCCTGTGAGCGGTGCCGAACCCACCATTGAGAGCCTGTTGGTCAGCGACTATCTTGATCTGGATGCTCCAAATCCTGACCTGTATCCACAAGGTATGTTGTTGTTTAACACACGCCGCAGCGGTTACAACGTCAAGAGCTTCCAGAGCAACTACTTCAATGCACAAAGCTTCCCTGATGATACTTTGCCTACCCAGAAAAACACCTGGCTCACAGCCAGTGGCAATCGTCTGGACGGAGCCATGTGGTCAGGACGTTTGGCACAACGCCAGTTGATTGTGCAGGCCATGAAGTCTGCAATTGACACCAGCATTGCTGCACGTGAAGAACAAAATCAGTTCAACATTATTGCTGCTCCTGCCTATCCTGAATTGACCAGCAACATGATTGCACTCAGCAATGAGCGTAACAACACCTTGTTTGTGGTTGCTGACACACCCATGCGCCTGGGCAATGATGGCAATAGTCTAGTTGATTGGGCAACCAACAACAACGGTCTTGGCCTAACAACTCAAGATGGTAACAATGCAACCAGTAACTATGCTGCTGCATTCTACCCCAGCTGCTTGACTTCAGACCTAGGTGGCAACACAGTGGTTCAACCACCAAGCCACATGATGGTGCGAACAATCTTGCGTAGTGATGCTGTGAGCTATCCATGGTTGGCCCCAGCAGGCACACGTCGCGGTGTGATCGACAACGCTGCTGCCATTGGTTATATTGATGCAGCCACAGGCGAATTCCAACAGATTGGTGTGAGTCAGTCAGTTCGCGACATTCTGTATGAGCGTAACATCAACCCAATCACATTCATTCCAGGAATTGGTATTGTGAACTTTGGCAACAAGACCACTACCATAACAACCACTGCACTGGATCGAATCAACGTGGCACGCCTGGTGGCATTCTTGCGTGGACGACTTGAAGAAATTGGCAAGTTGTTCTTGTTCGAGCCCAACGATCAGATTACTCGCGACGAAATTGCTGGTGTCTGCAACAGTCTCATGTTGGATTTGCAAGCCAAACGAGCCATCTACGACTTCCTGGTTGTGTGCGACACCAGTAACAATACCCCAGCACGTATTGATCGTAACGAATTGTACGTAGACATTGCCATTGAACCAGTCAAAGCAGTGGAATTCATCTACATTCCGTTGCGTATCAAGAACACTGGTGAAATTTCAGGTGCTGCTGCCTAAATGATTGGTGGGGAATACCCTCCCCACCAATCCAGGTAAATAAACATATAGGAGATATACAAAATGGCAGTTTCATCACTTAACAGAATGACAGTACCAGTTGGCAGTGCTAGCGAAGGTGGCGTCCAGGGCATGTTGATGCCCAAACTAAAATACCGATTCCGCGTGTTCTTTGAAAACCTTGGTGTTTCAAAACCCACAACAGAACTCACAAAACAGGTGGTCAGCGTGTCACGGCCCAACTTGACATTTGAAGAAATTGCGTTACCAGTCTACAACTCAACACTCAAACTAGCAGGACGCCACTCCTGGGCAGATATTACCTGTTCAGTTCGTGACGATGCTGGTGGTGAAATTAGTCGCTTGGTTGGCGAAC